CTGGATTATATACATCTGGAAAAACTGTTGTATCTCCATGAGCATCTAAGGCTGTAGGTAAATCCCAAGCAAAGAACCAAACTCGATAAACTTTATCAGGTATTGGACTTACTCCAAATTTTCTAGCATCAGGACTTCGGATAACAAATTTAGGTTCTCCATAAGTTTGAGAATCTGCATCATCTATATTTTCAGATTCTCTTAGATGATCTTTCCATTCTTCAGTTGTAATAAACTTTAAATTTTGACTAGTATAAGGAGTACTTGCTCCGCTTACACCTATAGTAGTCAAATAAAAGTTATCCCAATCTATTGATCCATAATCCTCTGTAATACTAGAACTAGATGCTTTTAATTCATACCAACGAGTTCCTGCTGTAGTCTCTACATAGACATTACCATAGAACGGATCAGTTGCACCACTTTCGCCTGTGGCTAAGAAAGACCATTGAGGCTCTGCCATTACTATATCACTATATGCTCTATTGATACAGTCTTTAGCATGGCCTTGTGCTCCTACTGCACTACTAAAATTGGAAGAAGTTAAAACAACTTCATTAAGTTCTCTTAACAGTTCGTTAGTTAAGTTTAGATATGTTGCCATTCTTAGTTATCCTTGTTGTATGTAGCTTTATGGGTTAAACGCTGCTTTAGTAGTTGTATAAGCTTCGTTTTCTGGTGTTGAAGGATCATCTTTTTTATAAGTTCCTTTCTTAGTTCTTGTACGAACTTTTTTACCAAAGTAAAATTCCATTTTTTTATTAAAATTATTTAACCAACTCTTTTGGTATTTATTAAATTCTATTTGATCCCAACTCATTTTTAATTCCTTATTTTATTAATGTATGGGAGAGAATAATAAACCCTCTCCCCATACGATTGTTTTTCTTATCTTATAAGAATTAATCAGGTAATACACCTAAATGTAAAAACTCGATTAAATAAGTCACAGTTGTAGCTGCAGTTGCCAAGTCATTTGCTAAAGGTTTTAACCTTGCATAAAGTGTACGAGCTGAAGAGCTGTACAAAGTAGCTGCAATAACGATTGCTTCTGAAGTAGCTGGACCACCATAAACACCTGCAGTTACTCCAGTGCCTACAAAGGCATTGGCTGCGTGTCCATGTGAATTTTGAATGATATATAAAGGTACATTGGCTGTCCATGTTACTGCTGATCCACCATCATCTAAGATAGCTTTTTCATCAATAAGCTGACCACCCCCTGCAGCAGTTCCTAAATCGAAATCAACATCATCGCCTGAAGCTCCTGCTGTAACAATGTTACCTGCTGGAATTGCGATAAGATTACGAATAATAGTATCTGCTGGTTGTGTGAATGAAACATCATAAGTTGCGTCAGCAGTTACTGCAATAGTTCCTGTAGTAGCTGAAGTCCATGAAGTAACTGAATTATCAGAAAGTGCACGTACATCGCTTACTTTTGCTGAGTTTCGCCCTGTATCTCTTATATCTATAACTGGGTTTGCCATTTTTTTCTCCTCTATTTAATTAAAAATAGTTATGTTATTGTTAAAATATAATTTATACTATAAAAGTAAAGAAGTGGGAGGCTATTACACCTCCCAAATCTGTTTCGTTAGTCTATTCCGTAGAATGCACCAACAAGAGCTTCATCTCTTAGTACTTTCGCACCAAAAACATGAAGACCTCTCACAATGTCACCAAACGATGTTGGGTCTCTCAACACTTCTGTTGAAAGAATTGTGTTTGCAGTCGCAGTAGATGAAATGTGACCTGCCAAACATTTACCTGCAGCATTAGATGTGTCAGCTATGTTATTTGACTTGTACATATCAAAACCACGAAGTTTTCCACTAGAAACTAAGCCGTTTCTAATCGAACCCTGTCCAGCATTGTAGTCTACAGACAGCAATTTAGAACTAGAACTTCCTAGAACTTCGTAGAAGTCAGGACCAGCAACGAACCATCTACCTTCTTCAGGTACATTTTGGTCGTCTAATAGTCTTGCCATTCTACCCATAAGGTCTAAAGGATCATGTTCATCAGTTCCAAAACCTATATCTAGATTACCTGTTCCATCAAAAGTTCCAGAAGCTAAATCAGTAGCACTGTCAGAACCTAACACGTGGTTAGGTGATGAAGCAGATAGACCAGCAAACATAGTTACAAGTACAGCAGCATCGTAAGCATCTTTCAATGCGTATGCAGCAGAACTTGAAGCAACTTCTTTAAAGTTAACATGTGACATATTTGTTTCAATATCATCTACGATGAATTTAAACGCATTAGCACTATCAACCACTAAAGATGTTTCTTGGTCTGTTAGTCTAGTTTCAGTTGTATCACTATTTCTAGTGTACGCTGATACAGAGATAACGGGTTCTTTGATAATCTTTACAGAGTCTCCGAAAGCAGATATTTCACCAGAATAATCGGTGTTTGTAATAGATTCTACTACCGAAGATTTTCTAAAAAAGTTTAAAACCTTTTTAGAGTAAACCGAAGGTAAAAAGAAACTATTAGTTTGTCCACTTACGGAATTAGCAAAGTTAGCATTAGTATCCGTTGAAGGTTCAAAATATTGAGCCATTGGATATTCTCCTTAGTTAGAATTTAGTTATTAAACTAAATAGTTTATTTAATGA